TGAATCCACGGAGCCCGCTGTCGGTGACGGTAGAATTGTCGGTCGTTGATTACTGGTCCAAGTGGCGTGGAATTCAGGAGTCGGACGACTTCCGAAGGGCGAAGGCTTGACAACCTCGATGATTCTTCGCTCTCATCCGCCATCCGCTTAGTTTCAGCTTCAGTGCGTAATCCCAGTTCCCCTTGTTGCGGCGACGCTTGACCCGCTGTCGAGCTTCTTGAATCGCTCTCTTGAAGCCCGCTTTCCATCCCAGTGATCGACTGCTGGCGTCTTTGATCGGACGGCGAGTTGTTACGCTGGTTCGCTTCTCGCGAATCCGCTGCGCTGTGAAGCAACACGCGAGTGCTCGGTGCCACGGATCGGTTAGCATCAGGCGTTGGTAGGTCCGCGATGACGCACTCTGCAACACCGCCTGCAATCCTGTCTCCCACTCCGGTTTCATCTCCATGCATGGTGACTCCCCTTAAATCTGAAAACTCTCGCACTTCGCAACAAACTGTGCCTAACCTTGCGTTGGTTCCCACTGGCGTCTTTTGCTGAAAATCGCGGGGGGAGTACCTATTGGCCGGTCGCCAGCTGGTCTTTGACCGTGCCACTTTGGCAGACGTGCCGTGGGCTACCGTGTGGCCGCGTGTGGCGTCCGGGCGCGAGTTGAAAGCGTTGTGGCCACGACACGATTCGTCGCCAACGTGGGCCAACGTCGCGTTCGAGATAGCCGCCTTGGGTTGGTGGGCAGCGGCGCGACGTACATTCGGCTCTGCGAGGTTAGCGAGGTTGTGCGAGGTTATTTTTAGCCCGGTTATATTTGCGCGCTCATTGTCTCCTGCGCGTATGCGCGTACACGCGCCCGCGTGCGTGGGAAGCGGGGAAATAACCTCGCTAACCTCGCAAGAAGTTGTAAGTGGTTGGTGGGCCTCAGTTTTCTCAGCGAGGTTAGCCAAAATCGTAACCTCGCAAATTGCGCGGTTAGCGAGGTTAAGAACATTCGAGGGGGTTGGAGTCGAATTCGCGACAAACGCAATCTCCATAACGCGTTGCGACGAAATCGAACGCAGACCGAACTTGCGATGTACAGCAGCGCGCGCACCACGTACAGCACCATGTACATTGCGCGCCGAGCACGCTTCCAATGGGCGGCGCGCGCAGCGCTGTACATGCGTTGGCGTCGTCTTGGTCGTGGCTTTACTGATCATCGAAGAGCCCCTTCTCCACCTTGTTCGCGTCCTGTAGTTGCCAGATGCGGACATGCCGATGCTTGTCTTCCCCGAGCGTGCGTAGCTTGCGGCCGCTGTAGATGCGTCCGTTCAATCGCGACAAATGACGTCCCAGCGAGCGGCGGAGCGCACCTTCCCCGCGGTCACGGTTCACGGTGAGCACATCCGGGATCGCGGCATCTTCGATCGCGCCGTGACTCAGGATTTGCTGCGACAGCTCCTCGACCGAGACGCCTTTGGTCCCGAACGCAGCCCACCAGGCCTCGAAGAACGCGGTCCATTGCCGCGTGTCGTCGTCCTGCACCACCTGCGTCTGCTCGAGGTTGCCCAAGAATCCTTCGATCCCGGCGAAGGCCAGCACGCTTCCCACGATGCTGGCCCACTCTTCGAAGCTGCCGAGCATTGGCACATTCGCTTGCGGCCTGCCGTTCGTGTACCAAGCTCGCACGATGGTCAGCGCCGCCGACAGCAGATCGCCACGATGGGCGAGAACGTGCTGCTGCAACCCTTGAATGTGAAAGCCGGTCCGCTCCCACGGCCGCTCGGCGTTTGCATCCAGCCGGATGCTATAGCTGCGACGCGGCATGTCGCCCGTCACGCGCAGATTGTTGCCCGTGGCTGCCCACACCGCTCGCGCCGGCAAGCGGATTGTGTCGTTGCGACCCAGCAACCGATCCGACCATTCACTTGATGTGAGCGTTGCCGCCAATGAAGGCGAGTCGATGGTCGTGTTGTCCGGAATGTTGTCGAGCAGTACGAATGGTGCAGCAGACAGCAGGATCGAGGTGATTTTCTTCCGCCACTCATCATCGTTCTGCTGCGATGGAATCGACTCGGATGCCACGCTTCCGACGGCAACCGAAGCCAGCGTCGTGACGAGCAGCGTTTTGCCGGTTCCCTGCACTGGTGCGTCGATGATCGCCAGTGGAACGTGCCCGGCAATCACGGGCCGCATCAGGATCGAGAACAAGATCGCCAGAGCGTTCGCTCGACTGGGTTGGTCTGCAAACGGAAAATCGCTGATGACGTCCAGCAAGATATCCACGCAGGCCTGGACCTCGTTGCTATCAGGATGATCGGGAATCGGCGTCAGTTTCAGCTCTGGGTCGGGGCAGTACATGAGCCGTGACAACGTGTCGTAGCCGGAGTCGGCGCAGATTGTTCCATCGCTACGCAAGATCGGAGCTCGGGCAATGCCCGCGAGCGGCGGCAAATCCCAGCGCCCCAGCGCCAGCACGTTTTCCGCCAGCGCCAGTGGCGGATTCGCACCCACCGGCTCATAGCCCGCTTCGCCTTTGCGGAGGGTGAAGAAGTTGGCCACTTCGCTGAGGCGACACCGAACTCGGGTGCGGTCGAACGATTCAATCTTCGGCTGCCCGTTCTCATCGCGCAAGACGCGAGCAAGCGTCCCGCCACGCACAAATACGCTGGGAGGCGTGTTGGCGAGCTCAACGGCCGCGAGCGCTTGGGACGTAAGATCGCTTAGCTGGGTATCGCCCAGCAGGATCGACGGCAATTCAGAATTGCCTGGTGGCGACGCTCGGGGGCGAAGATGCTTCGGCCGACCATTTAGTTTGCTGCGCGGCTCGTACTGCTTCGTAACTTTGCCTAGCGCCTTGGCAATCGTTGATTCGCCGTACGTCTGCTCGCCATGCTGTTCGTCCCATTTGGGCCGCATCAAACCCGAACTGCGAAACAGCCGGTCGATCTGCGTCGCATCCTTGCTGTAATACACCAAGGTGAACACCACCGAGGAATCGGCTTCACTGGCGGAGTTGAAATGCGAGTTCCAGTCACCGGCCCACAGCGCGGCGAACTTCGAACCGCTACGCCGCTGCTGCGAGGCTAACTCGATGATCTCGTTGTCGCTGAGATGAGCGTGGCCGTTGGCGCTCGGCAGGGGACTGGACGGCGCTGCCCGCACGGCTTGCCCGTTGGTACGGTCGTCATCGCCGAAGACAGTTTGATAGACGGAATCGAGTTGCTCTTGCCGCAACTCTACTTCGCTTGGCGTCGTCTCGAGGCGTTGTCCCGTGACCGTGAAGAACCGGTCGTTGTCGTAAATCTCCACTTCACCATCGGCGTAGCGCTTGCGGCAGCGCCGGCCAGGCTTGTTCGCCTTCACGAATACCTTCACGCCGGTACCAGATGGACTGATCTCGCTGTAGCTGCCGAGCTGCTCGATGAACTCAGCGGCCCAACTCTTGATTGCGCCAGTGTTCGGATCGATGCAATCATCCAGATCGATGCCGCAGTACGGATCGTCAGCGGAAAACACGAAGCCGATGCCACAGAGCCCAGAGCGCGTGCGGCAAGCATGGAGCGCTTGTTCGAACGTACCCCAGGTCGATCTGTCATTCGCCTTAGCCAGTTCACCGCTGTGCGGATTGACTGGGACTTTGGTTTGCTTGCCGTCGCGTTCCACGGACTTCCACGCGACCCACTGCGCATGGTCGCGCAGGCCTGCGGGCGTATGTTGTAAAATCAGCGATAGGTCCGCCATGACCGAGGTGTTCATTGCGCCTCCTGGGCCTGCGTGCCCGGTGTCGCTGTTTGTTGCGAGGCGAGTTCAATCCGCCGATCGAGATACCAGCGAGCCTTCCGCAGGTCTTCGAGAAAGCACCCCTTGTGCGCGGCGCGGGCCACGTACTTCACGACGTTGCCTAGATGGAAGCCGAGTTCCCACGCTTCGATGGCATCGATCACTTCGATGCCGCCGAACGTGTAATGCCGTGGATGTTCCACAGTGTCAGGTTGGGAGTCTGATGACGTCATAGGGTCGGGCCAAGTTCACTACTGGGAAACGGATCAGTGGGCAGGCTACTGGCGATCACCGTGACCTTTCCGCCGGCGACTAGGTGCGTCTTGATCGTCAGCAGCCAGACGATCTGCGAGTCGTCCACGAACGCGCCGGCCTGCTGCAGCGCATCGAGCAAGGACTTCTGGGCGTTATCGCAATCGCGCCGCCGATCGTCGGGCGGATAGAGTTCAAGCCGCACGGCGAGCGGACCGAGTAAGGTCGGAATCCCTGCGGAACGCACCAGCCCGCGCACGCGCTGGCGATAGGCGCGCGTCTCCTGCGTCAGCACCGGTCGCCCGCGAATGATCGAGAACGCGTGATTGATGCTCGGCGGATACGGCAACTGCAAGGTGATCATGGTTCCTTCCCAAAAAGCCGAGGCGGGCACGGGGAGTCTCACCCCAACAACCTGTGCGGGGCACGCCATCCCGCCTCGGCCGCACCCTTGAGGAAAGGGCGACGCAAACGGCTCGATCAAAAGGGAATGTCCCCGGCGTTGCGAGGCGGTGTCGGCGGAGTGCCCGCACTGGCTGCGAGCTGGATACGTTTGTTGAAGTACACGTTGGCGTACTCGCCCCGCGTGCGCTTGGTGACTTCCAGCGTGACGTCGAGCAGTTCTTCGAGCCGCTGTTGCAACTCGCTGAACTTCGCCAGGTTGATTCCCAGCGTCTTCAAGTCCCCCTTCACGAACGGCAACGCTGCCGGCGTGATCACGGAATTCTTGAAGATGTGGCGATTGGCCTGGCTGCCGGCGATGACGATCAAGTCCCACTTGATCATCGGGTCGCCTTTCTGGCTGCGGTCGAGCCGCACGCCGTGAATGCGGACCTGGTACTTGCCATCCGGCACTTCGTCGTGAGCGGACGCATCGGCTGATGCGAAATCATCGTCATACGCCGTGAGGTCCACGCCGTTCGCTGCCGGTTCAAAGTCGTCATGTTCGTGAGTGGTGCTCATTTGCGGTTCTTCTCCTCGGGGGTGCTTCCCGGCTTGGTTCGTTCCGCCGTGCCGTTGCCGGGAATACTTCCGGGCGCGGTGGAGGTGAAGGCCTTCACGAAGGCGTCGTATTCGAGGGGCAAGATTTCCGGCAAACGGCCCGTGCGGTCGCCGGCCTCGTAGGTCGGATGCGGCTTGGTGCGCATCACGCGTTCGATGGTCACATTGCCCGCCGCGTCTTTGCGGGGGATCGCTTCGCAGTACAGGATCATGTCGACCAGGCCGAGCACCACATTGCGGGCCCGATCCGGCAGACTGGGCTGCGTCTTGGTGAACTCACCGGTGCGCGTTTCGATAGTCTTGTCCTGCGCGTGCGAGATCAGGACGAGGCCGTAAGGCAAACTGGCCAACCGCGTGAGGACGCGGTGCCATTCGTTCTTGACGAGGGCCCAGCCTTTGCCGTGCCCCATGTCCCCTTCGTATTCGATGTTGTGCTTGCCGCAGACGTAGTCGCTGCAGAACTTGAAGGCATTGTCGGCCGTATCGATGA